CTGTGAACTCCTTATAGGATTAGAAGAACCATATAAATAATCACTATATGCCTCTAATTCTTGATGAGTAAGGTTGCTATCTATCTGTCCCAAAAGAACTGATATAACATTAGCTAATTTATAGCCATGCCTTAGAGTTATAGTCTGTTTTAACGGATCAGATTGAACGGCATTTGTTTCTGACGTATGATGAAACCAAACACTATGCTCTGTCCACTCGTCTATATTGACTGGAATTAGTACATCTGGATCAGAAGGTTCTGTAAAGTAATTCCCTTGAAAATAAAAAGCATCATCTGAAACAACACCATAATTGTCAAAAACTATAGAATTATTGTCTGATATTACAATTTGATCACTGCTTAAATTTATAGGAACTACATATTTATAATTATCATTTTGAGAAATAATATCTTCTGTTGGTTGCTCGTAATCAGTTTCCATGATTAAAGCATTTATTCCCAACAAATTACCAACGAGAAGACTATCAGTTAATACTCTTGAATAGACAACGCTAACAAGTATCCTTACTTGACTTGAAGATGTTAGGCTAGTAAATGCAACTCCTTTTGCGTATGTTGGGTCACCATTTAATTCTGTATTTATCTTAGCTATATATACATATTCAGAATCAACAGTATCATATATGGCAAACCTATATTTCTGACCAGAGTTAGGATCTCCAACATAAACTTGATTACCAGTATTCGTTCCACCCGAAACATGAACTAGAGTACCTCCTGTAGGAAAAGAAGAACCATCGTTATTTCTAAAACAATATAAATCCAAGTCTTCATCATAACCAATAAAAGAACATTGCTTAACACCTACCGACCAAACACTATTGAAATCTTCGTCAGTAAGAGTTCCACTTGGAATATCAAAAGCTAATGTACCATCAAAACCGTCAAGATCACTACCCACATCACCAGTTCCATTTGGGTCAAAGGGAATGCCATAGCTTACAATTATATACCTACTATCCGAAGACCTAGTAAATGGAGACACACCGCCATCTATTGGGTCAAGCTCTAAGTATTGCGGAGAATACTCACCTGTCACATCAGGACTTGCACCACCACCCACACCTTGAATAAATGCTTTTAAGATTGGTACAGAATCACCGAACTTATATGTGTTAGTTAATACTCCATGATTGTATGTTGGTCTTGCTTCTTGTTCCCAACGTCTACCCCCAATTATATTTGTAATTTTATTAGAACCTCTGACATATAGTTGAATAACAGAAGTTTTCTTATAATTTACATCATAGATTCCAGGGTTGTACTTCAAGAAATCATACTCTACATCCAAACCTTCTAAGAAAGTAGTGTACCTATCAATAGTAACTGGAGTGACTTCTAAACTCCTTACATCAGCATCTATCTTGCAATCTAACTTTGAGAACTTACCCCTCACAACCTCTTGATAGTCTCCATCTATCAATTCCTCTAAAATAAGTATGTATTGATACCTTATAGAACCATCATTGACTAAATCGAAATCCCTACCCGTAAGCCTTATGTTGGGCATCTTTTTTCTAAGAAACATAAATCCCTCTTCCCTCTCTTCAGCAACAGAAGCATTGGAATAAACAGGATTTACCTCGTAAGTAGAATTATATATCTGTAATTTCCATCTATACATACCTCTTTGTTCTGTTTCCTTTGATGACTACCTTCTTTCCATTATCGTATATTGTCTGAATCTCTCCTTGCCTACGGATGGCAACCAACTCTTTTTCTACCCTAGTAGTGTCAGTATTCACAATAACTGCAGATGGCTGGATGTAAGAATTCCTACCTATCATAGAGTCAGCATTAAAAGTGCCATTACTTAGCTGATTAAATAGTGTCGGAAGTATGTCTGCATACCTTGCCGTAGCCCTCCGTGATAGTATCATTCTCGCTTCGCCTTGCTCAGCAAATTGCGCCCTACCGCCTGAGAAACCTACCAACGTATCATTACCACTACCATGCCTACCTCCTCCTATAATACTCAAATCACCTTCTGCAAAATTTTGGCGAGTAAGCTCGAACGCCTTTGCCTTAGCAGCCACAAATGCACCAAACATAGGGGCAACAAACGCTAACCCAAGAGGAAAAGGAAACTGCTTAAAAATATTAACCGCAGCAAGTGTAAGACCACTCGCTTGTGATATACTGTCGGCTATCAACTGCTGTCTCTGAAATGCTTGTCTCTGCCTTAGTGCTTCCTCTTGACTTTTCTTTGCTTGGTCGAGCCTGTTCTGAGCATCATCTACAAAGTTGGCATATCCTGCATTCCTAGAAGCTATCTCTCGTTCTAATGCTCTCTCTGCACTTGCCACCTCTTGGTTTCTCTGTTGAACCAACTCATTAGATAATTGTATTGCCGTTCTATAGTAGTCAGTCATAGCGTCTTTGGCTATAGCAAATCCACTAACAACGGCTTCAAATGCTGCATCTACTTTTTTCTCATCTTCTCTAGCTTCTTCTGGCAACAATTTTTTAATAACTTTCCTTAAACTAAACCCAAATATTTTAGCATCTTTAGGCTCTTTAGTATCACCTTTCACACTTTGAGTAGATTTAGCAATAAAATCTGATTCAGCAGCAGTTATCTGAGACTGAATTAGATCCTTCTTAGTGTCATCTGTTTCTAAGTCCTTCAGTTTCCTTAAATAAAGAATTTTGTTGCCAAGAATCTCCAATTCTTCTTGTTGCTTGTCAAGATTTTGCGCTCTAACTTTATTATCTTGTATTTGAAGCTCTATAGATAATTGTTCTTTTTTTAATCTTAATTCTTCCTTATCACGTTCTTCTTTTTCTTTATCATATTTGTCTTGTAAATCGTTTATATCATTTAATGCTTGAAGATTTATCTTGAGTCTTTGTCTTAAATACTCTTGTTCGGCATCAAACTTATCACTACTTCCTTCTTTTGCGTTATGAATATCTTGATCTCTAATTAATTCAGCTTTTTCAAGGTCAAGTAACCTCAACGCTGCTATTTTCTTAAAACTTTCTTTGGCAGATTCTACCCAAATTCTTTGATATTCTATTTCAGCCAATCTTTCCGCATGGATTTCTTCTTTAGATGAACCAGTTGTATCAGTTGTATCAGTTGTATCAGTTGTCTTAGTTTTACCACTAGGCTCAAAAAAGCCTAAATCAGACTTTATGCCCTTAACTATCTCAGCAAGATCCCCTTGTAGTATTAAAAGTTCTTCATCTATCTTTAATGACCTTGCCTTTGAGTAATCTATCTCATTATACAATATAGCTATTTTCTGCAAAAGTTTTTCCTCTTCAGGTAAGAATTTAGGTACGCCAGTACTACTATACTGGCTGAAATAACCTGGGTCTTCTTTTTGAGTTGGCACGTCTCTACCGGTCTGACTTCTAAAGAAATCATTAGCCGCTTGGATTATAGACCCCCCCGATTCTTCAATGATGCGGTTCGCCTCATCCACACCCAACTGCTCGTTAAGAATACGCCTTAACTCTTTCTGTTTCCCTAGGCGTGAAATGCGTTCATCTATTGCCTTACTAGACTTTTCAGATATTTTATCTTCAAACTTCTGTATTGCAATCTTTTCAAGGTAGGCAGCATTAACCTCCTTTAATCTATCTCTTAAATTAGTGTTTGTTACTTCTTCGGCATCTATGTTTTTAAGAAAGTTCGGATATTCAGCTTTAAGCCTTTTAATTAACCCCAATCTTTGATTTTCTGTCGTATTTACATCAGTAATTGTTTGAACTAACACATTAAGCTGGATTTGTTGTTCTTGTAATGCCCTGACGTTATCTGAAACCTCATCAGTATTTCCCTCTAATAACTTGGTAACATAATCAACCCCTTTTGCTATTGTGTCATACAAACTAGCCAAAAAATCTCCAGCTCTTAGTGAATCTACAAGATTAATTATAGATGTTTTTAACCTTCCTTGTGCTGCTACAAGATTTTCTACTCTATTTAAATTTTCTATACCATAAGCAATCTCCAACTGCTTGGCAAACTTAGGCAGTGCCTCATCAGAAAGTACCTTACCCTCTTCAAGCATCTTAGATAACTCAAGGGTTGTAACATCTAAGGCATCAGCCATTATCTCCATTGAACCTGGCAATGAATCACCCAACTGCTGCCTTAATTCCTCTGAACTGACTTTTCCTTTCGATAGCATTTGTTCCAATGCATTGAACGCTCTGTCTATTTTAATCGCCTCTAAGCCCATTACAGAACCAGCTTTGGCTACAGAGCTAAAGATGGCTTGAGACTCTTCCATCGTCAAATTAGACGACTTAGATGCTGCCGTAAAACGCAAGTAATTCTTACGAAGACTATTCAAGTTTATACCGTAATTATCTGCCGTCTCAGATAAAAACTTATTAGTCTTGGCTAACTTGTTAGAGTCAGGAATAATCTTACTATATGCAAGCCTCAAAGAATTCGTCTGAACAGTCAATTCTTTGGTAATCCTAATCGCAGCATTCATAGCTGCGAAACCGAGGTAAGTCGCAGCAAAACGTTTAACAGTACCAATAACGCCCTTTAGTCCAGAATTATAATTACCAACATTACGCTTGTGGACTCCCATCATCTTGTCCATTTTCTGTAATTTTTTCTCGGTAGTTTCAATATCTTTGGCTAACTTCCTAAAATCATCACCACCTTCGCCCAAAGCATCTCCAAGATCTTTTATCTTTATCTTATTTAAAGTTAGCTCTGCTGATAATCTATTGTATGAACCTTGAGCACTTTTGTTCATTTTTGCCTCTGCGGACTTTTGCGCATTTAGCTGTTTTGCTTCATATAAGTTCTCTCTATATTCTTTATTTGATTTATGAAGAGACATCGTCAATTCATCCTGACTGTTTTTAAGTCTCCTGGCCATCTTAGCTTCTGCGTCCATTACCTTTGCTTTTTTCTTTGAAGCATTACTCTGCTTCTTCATGGCGTTCGCTACATTCTTAATTTCAGCCAAAGTTTGCTCTAAAATGTTAGAGTGCTGCCTCCAAGCATCAGAAAGAGCTTTTAGTCCCTCCGCAAAACCGTCATCAAAAAACTCATTTATTCCTATCTTCTTACTCATAGTGCCTTATGTCTTTTTGTTTAACTTTTCAGCTAATTCCTTAGCCTGATAAAACTGTAAAGTAGTAGAATTATTCATGTCCATACCCATGTACTTCGATAAAGAAGACATGGCTTCCTCACAAGACCTTACAAAGGCAGCCTCCTTGCCCTTGTGGCCACCCATCAACGAAGGTGTATACCCTGAGTAAATGTCGTCATTTATCTTTATAATGCCTTCATTGTACTCATCCTTAGTATACTCATCTATAATAGAGTCAAGAACAAAATCAAGATGCCTTTTCCTTGCTACTTTCCTTTCTACTCTTTGGCCCACTGAACCACCTGGGAAATAAACTTCGAAATCGCTGTCGATTTTTTTTTTTAATGTTTCAAATTTATCCAATACCCAGGCATATGAAATATGAAAGCTTTCTAACCTTTTTTCAATCTCTTCAATATCCGAATCACTAAGATGATTTGGATACTCCTTGCCATCTATAGACTTTATGAAGCAATAGACTGCTCTGCCCTTCAAATTAAAACCCTCCATCATAAACCTAAAAGCCTCAGAAGTATTAAAAAGCTCCATTAGAGCATCGTCATTCTGACCTTTCCTTATAAGCCGAGATAAATGCGAGAAATGATTATTAATTGAACTTGGATCGCTTCCGATACCCGAGTCAATAATAACATACCGAGTGAACGAAAAAAACCTCCGTATAGGAGCATTTTCAATACTATCATAAATCTCAACATCATGACCGTTAATAATTTCCTTCATGTGTGTATTTTAAATGTCTATAAACAACCCTGACTGAACTTAACAGTACAGTCCAACCTAAATCCACCGAATGGACGTATTAAAGCCTGACGCATACCTTCATTGTCTTTGTAAGCGTCAATAGCCCTTGTTGAAAAAGTGCTATACATCTCCCTCGCACTCTCTTTGAGCATATACGGAATAACCCTACCATTGATAGGTATTCCCGATGATAAAGCAGTCAACACCTCATGCTTCACATTCTCTATCGTTCTGTTCTGCCAGTCATTAGGGTATACAGTCCTATAGTCCCACCAAAATATAATGGCTATCTTAGATTCTATAGTCACAGAACCTATATTGTTCTCAGGAATAGACTGCTCCACGTCCACATCAATAAAACAGAAATTGCCCAAATCCTGATCAGGCAATAGCTTTATATAATCAAGACCATCCCTGCCTCCTGTGTATATAACAGGAAATATAAAGTCACTCCCAACGTCTTGATACTCCACAAACTTATCGCATCGCCCAAAAGAATTATTGAGCCATGAAAGCCTCGAAGAAAGCGCAGAAGCTATCGTATCACAAACATTATCTAAAAGCTTAGGAGAAACCTTAGTTGGCACTTCCATATATAATCCTTTTCATTGTTTCTAAAATACGAGGCTTTATTATGCCACGAATTATATTCATATTATTTTCGGTTAACCCGAAAATATCATCAGTAAACCTGTCCATAAGTATGTCAGTCTTCTCGTCCGTAGAAGATATGACAATCCCATCTCCATCTGCATCCCTCTCTACAAAGAACCTATCATGGAAATCACCAAACCAATTTAAGGTAATAGGGCTGCCTGGGGTCTTAGGTCTAAATATGCCATCTCTGTCAGCATAAGCTTGAGTATTTGGACTGTACTCGTCAAAAGACCTAATATCAACACCAGTGGATATCTTACTCTTATCTAACTGAGAAGTGTTTAATGAGACAATAGTTTCAGCCTGCTCCATTAGCTTGTCAGTGACAATCTCGTTATAGTCAGAGCTTACTCTGTCTAACGCCCTACCTATAGCCTGAACCTTTTTTAAGCCTTCCATGTTAGTGAGCAGTAATTTTAAGCCCTCTATTAGAACAAGGCAGACAAATACTGTCAATCTTGCTCCTATCAAATTGGATAGAATCTATCGCATCCTCATACTTCTTATTAACACTTCTATCCATCTTAGAGTTCCCTCGTGGGTCACCATTTACCTCATTCATAGTCCAAGCCAAATCAACACCATTCTCATGCCTGTTAACCCTGTCTTCAGGATTCAATGCCAACTTCTTAAGTACGCCTATAGCAACATTTAGCATTATAGCCTGAATGAAAGAATCTGCCTGATCAATAATAAACTGAGTTAAATCACACTCTACAGATACCTTTAGGTTTAGACCATAATTATTGTGCGTGTCATAACTGTTATTGTCTAAATCCCACAAATTTGTAAAGTCTCCAGGGTGAGAACCACCAACAGCATCAAAATATTCTCCAAGCGGAGCATATATATAGTCATAGTCATATCCTCGGTCAACCATCCCATTGATTGAACCACCAGTAACAGCAGATTCGTCATATGCAATCCAATACCTAAAACCAGCATCCAATTCCACACTCAAATCAAACCATTGCATAGATTTAGCATTAGTATAGCTGAAAGACTCCGTATGTATAGGTGAATACTGTCCAGACTTAAATATCTTGACCTCTATGCTTTGAGCCTGTTCAAACTGAAGCCCTATCTTGTAAGGCCTTACTTTCATAGCTAAAGACTGATATGGAGTAATCTCTATAAACCGAACCTTCCCTTGGTTTGTGTTTACGTCAGCAATATTACCAGTCGTCTTTACTAAATAACCATTCGCTAATACGTCCTTTGCCGTCTTCAACTTACTCTTTCTCGTATACCAATCCCATATAGTATTCGAGATTCCTGCCTCTGTCTCTCGCCTCAATGTCTCTGTTAATACCTCATATTCCCTCCAATAAGTAGGAGAAGAACTTGGAGTATTTCCAGTGCTTGCAGTCTGATTAAAATAAATATAATTTGTGCCACCGTCTTCAACTACATCTCCAAAACTATACTCTGTTCCTGCATCGTAGGCAGGATATGTATAGTTAGTGTCATCTTCACACAAAGAAGACAACTGATTAAACTTCATTGACGGATGCACGTCATTGTAGTACCGACCCGTAGTAGACGTGTAAAGGTCAACAAGCTTTGTTTTTGATGGATCAAGTGGCTGTCTCCAACCAACCATCGGTAAAAAAGCTGCTTTTATTAAATCGTAATCAATCTTCATTTCTCATTTTATTAAAAAAGGGAGGAGCTAAAAAATAATAACCCCTCCCCGACTTTACACACACAAAATTCTATTACTCAATGATAAACATTAGTAGTCGATTACGCAGGATCAGCAACCTGGAATTTCATGATTGGACTTGCGTTGTTCACCAAGTCATCATTGTATGCAGTAATGAAAGCAATCTCAACTGAGAAACCAAAGTTTTCAACTCCTGCTCTTGTCAAATGAGAAGAAGCTGCACCAGCAATAGCTGACTGATCTTCTCTTGACTCATAGTAGTAAGTTGACATCGGAATGTTTAGAACAGGAACCATCGCTGTGTCAAATTCCGTACTTTCTCCAAGTCGAGTTCTCATAATTGCATCAGGCTCATGAGTGAACAATAGACCAAGAGATCCTGGGTTAATTGCATAACCAGTAGCTTGATAGCCTACAGCATTTGAAAGCTGATTGGTGAAGTGCAATGTTTTGTCAAGATACTCAAGAGTCTTGTTCTCTTGGTTTAACTGACCATACTTCTCTTGTTGTCTGATGAAGCCCTGAACTCCTGGATTACCAACAATTCTTAGCTTGTCAGAATAGAAGTCGTGAGCATTCATGATAACACTAAGGTCACCAAGAAGCCTGTCCTTGTTAGCGTCTGTAGACGTGATAGTGTCAGACACTTCAGTATGAACAAGAAGTTCGCTGTAAGGCTGGTTCTTGTTCGTGTTCAACTCAGTCAAAGCATCAGTCTCAAGTTGGACGATAAGAGCGTCAAGATACTTCTTGAACTTTCTTTGCCAATCCTGACGATACTTGATTTCGTTGTTCATGTACTGAGCAGGTGTCATTGTGAATCCCCAAGAATAAACATTCTTAGTTACAGACATCAAAGCAGACGTGTTTTCAGAATCTGAAATAGAAACAGGACGAGTTCCAGAAGTGATACTGATAGACTCAGAATCAAATACAGGAATCTTAATGTCTCTACCAGCCGATGCAGCTGCTTCGTCAAGCATGTCTTGCGTCACAATAGAGCCAAGCTCAGAGTTTCCTAAAGCATAGCAATCGAAAGCCCCAGCTCTCGTTGTTCGAGTGGTATATTTACTCGCTTCTGGTGAGGCTGCACGATATTCTTGCAATCTTGTAAGTACAATACTCATTGTAAATGTTAATTTAAAAAATTAGATAATAAGGTGCATTCCCTTCACACCACAAATAAATATAATATTAATTAGAACGGGAGCTTTGAAACTCCATATTCCGCATATAGTTTATCTTGAGCTTCCTGAAACTCCATAGTGTCCCGAACAAAACCTTGGTCGAGTAATTCACTACGAATAGCCTCAGTAGCTTCTCTTTGGTTAGCAAAACTATTACTCACCGCTTTCGATGGTTGCGTTCTGCCTCCTGTTCCAACAGAACCAGTCACTCCAGGCAACTCCCCGACAATGTCAGAAAACGCCTCTGTAACAGTCTGTGGCTTACGGAAATCAGCCTTACTTGCAATCGGCAAGTCGTTCTCATCTAAGAAAACAACAGTCTTCTTGCCCTCTACGTCTCTAATAGACATAGAGCCAATTTCACGCAACTTAGATTTGGCCTTGTCTATGGCAGCCTCCCTCATGAAGTCACTGTACTCATCAGGAAACTGTATCTTAGATACCTCAGCATCAATGAGAGTATCCATGATGTCCTGCTGAGCCTGACTTTTAATCTGCTCAATGGCCTCATTGTTAGCTTCAGATACCTTCTGTAATTGCTCCTGAAGAGATTTTACTTGGCTCTTATACTTGTCGGCCTCTGCGTGCAAGTCTTTGTTATCGCTATTTCCTTTTAGACTTTCAACCTCAGATTGCAAATTCGATATAGTTCCATTCGCATCGTCTCGGGCATCTTTCAAAGAAGAAAGAGCAGACTTCATGTAGTCGTAAGTTTTTACATCTGGATCTTTTTTGATCCCAGTAGCAGCTTCTATATCCGCATCTAAGTCGTTATAAATCTGCTTAATTCTTGCACCAATAACTGCGCTCTCATCTTTCTCAGAAAGTTCCGATATCAGTTTCAGTGCATCGTCCGACACTTCGTTAAGTGCCTCTTGACCCCTTAATAAATCAAATCTTAACATATATCCCCTTTAGTTAAATAATCGATTGTTAAGCCTTGTCGCTGTAATTAGCCTCTACTTCTTTGGCAAATTCAGCAATAGACTTCGCTCCCTCAGGAGTCTGTATCTCCTCAAGAACAATGCAGTTCCCGAAGATCATAATAACTTCACCACCTCTGACAGTGGGACTCGCAATCTTAAAAAGATTGTTCCACTCTCGTGTGTTATATGTGCAATTAAATGGCTTATTCGTAGGCTTTCCAGTAATGGCATCTACACCTACTTTTCTTAGTTTCAGTACGCCTATATCTTTAGCATACTTCGGTGCGCTAACCTTAACCTCTGCCTTTACCTTTGGAGCAGACTTAGCGGTTGTCGACTTTTTTGATTCACTCATCTTTATCGTTTTTATTAGTAATAGTAGGGACTTTTAGTTCTACCTGCTTATAAAGGAAGTCGTTTATCTTATCGATAACATCTTCCAAACTATCAGCAGCCAAACCAAACTCCTTTAAACTTTTGTGCTTCCTCTCAAATAAAGAAATCATATAAGAGAAATTAAGCTTTAAATAAGCTTCCTGGCGATTCGCTATTCCTTGAGACACAAGACTCATAACGCTTCCTCTTGTTAGATGCCTAAATGGCTCTATCTCAAACATTATTCTCGCCCTTCTGTAGCCTCCAGGATTTTCCCTGTACTGAGACTCCAAATACTTCATATATATAGCATCCAGTATCGTGTCAGCCAATGATGCCTCTACACCCTTCTTATATGCGCTGAGTAGGACATCTGCTGAGAACACAAAATGCTTTGTGCCGTATGAAACTGTATACTGCCCGAAGTCCTTTCCATACTTAATCCTGAACATCATGTTCATCAGCCATTCTTCAATATCCTGAAATGGCTTTTGTAGGTCAAGTAAGGTCTGTTGAGCAGAATCAAACAGCGTAAGAACCTGAGTCTCATTCATGGCCTCGTAATCTGTCGGATTGTATACATCGTTAGTGATTCCAACATATATATATCTCTCCAACTTCTCCAAATCTTCCCTGAGCATCTTAATAGACTTGACATCTGCATCCAACCTACCTACAGGCTGCTTTAGCTCAGGAATGTCATCACCATTTGGAAACGGAGCCTTCACAAGAGTCCCTACGCCAATACCCTTAGAACAAGCAGGGCAAGGAATAGAAGAAGAGCTGGGACTGAAGACAGCACCCTCGTTTTTCTGCGTAAGATACCCTCCTGAACACTTATGAGAACCATCCTCGTAATCACAAGAACCCTCATATAGCCAATGGATAGGGTAGCCAGCACCAAGCTTTGCGTACTTGAAAGATACAATGTCAAAAAGTAAGTCATCGATCTTGCCTAAATAAGCAGATAAAGGCGACTTGGCAGTCACCCCATCACTCTGCTTAACGCTCCAAAACCACCGAGCAGGACAGGAGCCAAGGTTGTGGGGAGTGCTTGAATAATCAGATATAGTGTTCTGCTCAAATCTAAAGATATGATATGCAGAGCTATCTATAGCACAATAAACCCCATCACCCTTTTGGTAGATGATGTATTCAAAACCACCTCTACCGTCATCCTCAAAATCAGTTATATTAGAAACAGGAACTTCATAAAACACAGGATTACCACCCTCATCAGAATCTACAACGTACACGTTGTTTATTCCGTACATGAAAGTATTATAAAGCCTGCTACGAAGACCATTGGGATAGCCCCACATTTCTTTGGCATATCTCCTCGCATCGTCCTCCTTGTCTTTATCATTAAAGCCAAAGTCTACCGCAGGATCTACACCGTCAAATACCTTCTTTAAACACTGATAAATTTCCGTAGTAGTAGCTACAGTATCTACAGGAAACCCAACAAGCTTTTCAAATGTCTCAAAATTGTCCTTTGACAATAGACTACGAGATTTATCCATGAACTTACGCCTGTAAGCACTGTTCCTGGACTCTTTCTCGGTATGAAATAAAAGCTGATTGTGTTGATCAATCGCATCACGAAGAGATTTACTCCTCCTCGTCTGCGAAGCCCCCGATATCAGCTCTCGTATCTTCTTCTCGGTTAACTGCATTATCTTGATTTAAAGGCACTTCAGAAAATCCAACATTCTTACCCAAAAGCATGGCAGCACTCTCCTTGGAGTACTGCCTGCCTTCTTCAGGTAAATTTTTGTGGTATAAAATTACGTAATCCATATATTATGCTACGTATTTCTGTATAGTAAGTGCATCAAAATCACTTGGAGTATAAGTCTTGTAAAGGTCAGACCATCCTTCTTCCAATTTGAAAGAAATCATGTTTTTGTCAATTCCATCTCTCTGACCAAACATCTTATCTCCAACATAGAAAGAACGGATAGGAATACCCCTAACCGCAGTTGGTGATGCAAGATCATCAACAAGAACTCCAAGATTACCGTTCTCATGAACGAAAAAAGCAGAAAGGTTTCCGTCATGACACATGAAATCCTTCAAAGTGTCGATAATATCTTGTGGCAACCTCAAGAACTCACCACTGAAGTCCATAGATTCAGAACCCCTAACCAAAGGAATTCCACCGAAAGTAGCGTTTCCACCACCATACTCTCTTTTCTCTCCGCCAGAAATCTCACCAGCATGAATAATAGGAGTAATTACACAGGTAGTTCCATCTGATACCTCAAGCAATCCAGTTCCCGCACCAGCACCATCAGTCCATGTTGCCTGTAAAATAACATCAGCAGGAGCAATAGTGTTCAAGGAAGAACCATCTTTGGTCTTTTGTAGAATTAATTTTACAGGAACCCCGACATCTTCACAGCCAGCACTACTCAGGAACGCAGCAGTAAAATCCCCAGGGTCACAAGCGCATATTAAACTCATCTTTAATATTTTTTTATACGTTAATAATTATTAAGCTAATCGCACTGCTAACCCTTTGAGTGCAAATACAACATATACAATGTATATATATGTAAAAAAGTTCCCTAAAAGTGTATTTTTTACACTAAGTATTTTTAGATATACTATTAATGCCTGATATTCAACAGAATATAGGCAAAAAAAATTTAAAAAAAACACAAAATTTATCTATAAAACTTCAATCCAAGCCTCGACCTTCCCTTGCCTAAATACTCAAATCCATACCTCATGGCATCCATGGCGTGATTATGCTTGTCTACGGGAATAGATGCTTTTTTGTCATTCCACTCGTATAACCGCAGTTCACTCATCACATTGAAAGATAAGGGGTCAATGACAATCTCATAATCTTGTATCTTCATAATACCTTCCAATATAGTCCTCTTCTTAGCCTGCTTTACGTTTAATCCTGCGTCCTGTAACGCCCGTATGATCCTTTTATCATGCTCAGTGATTATAACATCGCTAATGCGGTCTAAATGCCTTACAGTGGCATCTACAATCTCCTCATGGGACATTTCGGTGTCATAAAAGCATTCTTTTATATATATCCGCTTGTTTTTCCTATCTACGGCCATTTTAATCATCACAGACGGGTCAGGACTGTACCCATAATCCTGAGCATAGCAATAAGGCAAAGATCTGTCAAATTCTCCAGTCGTCCAGTTCTTATATACCGCACCTTCAGCAGTCTCCAACCACGATCCCATAAATATACGGTGATATTTCTCTATATTCTCGTCCTTCAATCTCTGCGCCTGGTTTAAAAACGAGGCAGATAGGTTGTCATCATTATCCCTATATGTAGTATGTATATGCAAAACATCGGGATGCGTAGATATAGGAATCTTAGCACCCTCATAATCCACATATTTCATGCTATTCTTAAAAAACCGCTTGTATATAAAGTGGTCGATAGTAGTAGGGTTCAAAATCAATACAACTAAGTTCCTCGCATTGTCCTTACGAATAGAATAATCTATCTTCTCGAATTCCTCCTCGTCAACCAACTCCTCCGCTTCATCCAAAATCCAGATGTTTACACCAGATATAGACTTCATATTCGCAGATAAGTTACCCGAAGATGTCTTCAATCCCCTAAATAAAATGTCAGAACCACTACGAGTATTCTTGATATACGAATCCCTCGGATCAAAGTCATCCCGCACCTTCAGTAATTCCAACTTCTGAGTGAATTCAGGAATAATGGATATCTTAGCAGACACCATAGTATACCTCGTATATAATATCCTCGTCTCAGCCTCATATGTCATCAAATCAGCCAAAGTGGATATGGCAAAAGACTTACCAGACCCACGACCACCCGTAATAATAACATAACGCTTGTCAGTAGTCAAAATCTCCGTATACTTAGGAGATAACTCTATACCATCATATCCATTAACTTCCTTGTTCCTCTCCATCTACGTCATTTGGTTCTATATCAATAGTCTTGTCCTGGTCCTCTAAGTTCTTATTTTCAGCCCACCGAAAAGCAGGCATACTGAAGTTATGATTGTGGTTAGTCGTAGACGTAACCTCAGCCTTACCACTGAACAACTCGATAATATCACGAATGCGCTTATAAGAGCCATATATGATAGCCTCTTTATACGTCCGAGCCAACACCTTTTCCAAAACACTCGCATTGGGATCACCCAACAAATAATCAATCTCCTCCTCAGTCATCGCAGAAATGGTCGCAAACATCTCACGAACTTCCTCCTTGGTATACTTCAAGTCTTCCATCCTACGCATCATACTCTTGCGCCTCGCAGTGCGAATACCCTTCTCTATAGAATACTCCGCATCACCAACCTCAAATAAACCACTCTTCTTAGCCATCTCCATCAACTTCTCCCTCGGATGAACAGCATCAATGCGCTCCTGCCACCTACTCTGACGTGTACCCATCTTCGCCTTATTAGGAGCCATGTCAGCCATCTCCTCATGATCATCATTATCTTTCATATTACTTAAATTTTCTTAACAAAAAAAATACAGAATTTCCAAATTCCAAATAAACAAATCCCATTTTCAGAAACTTTTTTCTTAAGGAACACTATCAACAACAATAACACCCCCAAAATAATTCCCCAAAACACATTTTTTTTAAAAAAAAATCACATCATAGGGAACTATTTTTTAAAAGATTTCGTTAGGACTTATAAAAAGTTTTTTTTTACTTATCTACATAGTCTTTATTCACATAAGTCTATGTTCATAAATCCTATTATAAAGTCCAAAACATTCCAAGCCCGAAAGGGCGCAGGAGTCTATATAATGCAATGTTAAGAAAACTTAACGTTCTGTCTCACAAGTAGTTATACACACCTCACATCAACTCATACTAATCCAAAATACCTATCCAAGGTCTAAGTATCAACACAAAAAAAAGCACGTCTAATCCACCCTAAACAACCCTGAGTAAGTAAATTTAACAATGAAGTTTTGTCGGTAGAAAAGGAGGGTAAAAGGCCAGGCCGTAGGCCTGGGCTCCCCCCCCTCTCGCTCGATTTAAGCGGTTCGGGTCCCTTTGTGGGGTATACCCCTGCTGCTGCAAAGATCGGCTGTTATAGGCCGTTTAAGGCAGCAACTGGAGGCTTTTAAGCTTAAGCGCGCGGACTATCTTTCAGGCCGTTCGCGTTCATCAACTTCCGCGGGTTCGATATCATCAAAATGAGGTACATAATCATGATACATTTGATCGATCAACCGCGCGTGCTCAATTGGTATATTGTACATATTAGTAATTTTTATAATGTTTAAAATGTGGTTTAATTAATGGAATACAAGGCCTATTTTGTGGCTATCCGCGAACCACTTCGTAGCGTATAGGTCGTATTGGCTCGCGTCTACGTATCCCGCCGCTTGTAGTTCCTCGACACTATCAAAGATCCTTGCATGACGTTCTGTATCTCTGTTCAGCTTGTGATCAAGCTTTGATCCCTCACTGTATATGATATCCATGTTATCGGGTAGTGTGATACCTCGAAACATATCGTGACTTTTGGTGTAGGCATAAAAGTTAATGTGTGGCAATGCATTCGCGATAGCGATCCACTTATCGCGATAAGCTTTGGAGTAAAAATCCCCGCTATCATGTATCCGTACAAAATTAGCCTTAGACCTTTGCAGCGCTGCAATTGCAAAGAATACAAAGAATTCATTTTTAGTGGCTTGGTACCGTTTCTCAAATGCTGCCTTAACATTTGACCAAACATAAGCACCGTTACAAGCATAGCAATATTTAACGCAAGCATCCGCGAACGGACAAACTACTTTCCCCGTAATAGACTTATATGCGGGGATACCAAAATTGACAAGCTTAATCCCAAACTTTTTGGACGTTTTTTTGATCTTACTATTTTGGGTGAATAGCTTTGTGGTACCTAAAATATTTTTAATTGTTTCCATGATATAAATTTTTGTTTGTTGTTTGTTTGTTTGGTTGATTAATACGGCAAATATGACGGACCAATGAAGTTAAAAGCTGCAAACATAAACGCAGCAAATAGGCTAAATGTAGCGATCGAAATAAGTGTAATTTTCAAAGTTTTCATAATAGTTAAATTTTTGTTTGTTTGGTTGATTAAAATAAAATCAGTTTTTGGGATAGGTTTTATAGTTTGATATTCACTTCGTTGTCTTCTTCAAACCTCGATCTTCCGCTGTTCCATATTGTCCAGTATGCCTGTTGAATTTTTGCGGGAGTATCTATTACAAAATGGCTTAAAATATATTCTTTCTCTGAATCTTCATTTTCATCCTTAAAAATATTAATAAATGAAACGTGTTTATATTCAAAATTAATTTCGCCAGTATATGTTGAATATTTGCCAACAGATAGATTCACTTCTTTAGCAATTAAATCCATAATGTTTTGTAAAGTTTTCATGATATTAATTTTTGTTTGTTTGTTAATGATTCAAATATAATCGGTTTCTGGGACTTATGCAAATTATTTTAAAGTTTTTTTCCAATTATTATAATACTTTTTAAATAGGTCCCATGCGAGTTTTTCACTCGGTAAATTTTGCCAAAATTTTGAACAATGCATAAGCTTACAACCTTTCACCTCGCCTATCCCGAAAATAGCGTGAACCAATTCATGTAAGATAATTTGCTCAAACATATTTCGCCTTTGAACACTTTTGCTAAATGCATAAAGGTCGACGTGGACAACGTTTTGGCCAGTGTATGCGTAGGCCGTGGCATTGCTACATTCAATTATTCTAATTTCAACACGTGGTATATTAAATCCCGAGCTTTTTACCTTATATATTACATTCATAACTTCGCGACGTAATTTATAAGTATCTTTATTCATACTGAGAATTTTTGCTCCATGCGCGGGTTTGTTTTTTAGTATTTGTGTATAATTGATCATAATTTTTTATTTGTTTATTTGTCAATGTTGACAATACAAAGATAAGCGCAAATAATCCATATATCCAAATTTTTTCCCAAATTTTAACATATAAAATTTTTTGTAATATGTAAAGATCTATGATCCAGGACGGTACACATATGAAAAACTTTAATTTGTTTCTAAGGGACGATCTCGGGGTTCATGGTGTGGTAGTACCAAAAATAGGTGAAATGCTCTGAGAGAGGCTTAAAATGGCCTTAAAACGGACGCAAAATAAAGTTTGCAAAAAGCTTGCTTTATTCAATTATTTGTGTAAGCTTTGCCAGGTGATGAAGACAGAAAAAAACATATTATAAAAAAATGTAATATGTATCATATAACAAAAATATTTAATATGTAATAATCCAAATAACATATTACAAATTATCATTATATGTACTTAGTGTATATTTGACACTATCTACTTAGTGTAGATTGGACACTATGTACTTAGTGTAGATTGGACACTATGTACTTAGTGTCAATGTGACACTATCTGGGGATGGGCCGGGCCGGGCCGGGGCTGGAATGTATCAAAAATGGAGGTCCCATTGGGCAAAGCTCCCATTGGGCAAAGCTCCCATTGGGCAAAGCTCCCATTGGGCAAAATTACAGCTTTCCACCGAGCAGTTGGTCGTAGATCTTCTCCTGGATTTTCGGGGCGATGATTTGGTAGATGAGGAAGATCGTGTCTTGATCGTAATCGCTGTTGGAAGCTCTTGCTCCATTCCATGAATCTCCTGACGCATATCCGTAGACACCTGCGAAGTCGTCATCTGTGAGATTTAGGTGACGTTTCATCATGTCGTAGCCTCGGTTCCTCTTACGCCTCTTCTTGGCCATTACTATCTAAATTAAACTGTTTGGAAAGGTCAGAATCCAGTGCCATGACCATTATTTCGTAGCTCTTTCCCTTTGGACTGTTGTAGGTTCCAATATTTTGGATAAGCTCATCGAGGTCTGTGGATCCTTTGTGCATTGCATTGAGTTGTTGATCGATAGCATCGAGGAACTCCAACATCATAGCATTTATTATTTCACTTTTTTTCATTTTTAAATTAAAATTTAATCTAAATTAAAAAAAAAAAAAAAAAAAAAAAAAAAAAATTTATTTAAAAAAAAAAAATATTTAAAAAAAAAATTATTTAAAAAAAAAATATTTCATATTAAAAAAAAAAATATGTGTTATTTACCATCATTGGGTATTGCGTAGCATTAAAATTACCCTTATGTTTGAAGTATTAAGCAGAAAAAAATAAAAATAAGGGCGTAATAATTAACACATTAAAAAAAATACTATTATGAAAAACTTCACTAAAAAAGAAATAACTTTTATTACTACATTAGTCAAAATGATCGACTCAGACATAGACGTTTTATGTTATGGTAATAAGATATATTTGAATTCAGTATGCTTCTCTGAAAGGATATATTTTATATTAAAACAAATAAACGATGGTAAATTAGTTAAACCATTTTATACATATTTAATATCTTTCGACATTGCAAATAAGTATGCTCCTGAACCAATAAAAAATAGGCGTTGTCACTTAGACGATAAAGAGGATACTATAGTATATTTATTAAAATCATAAAACCTATCCCAAAAACCGATTTATTTTTATATCAGCAAAAAACAACAAAGGCAATTTTACCACACATTAAAAAAATAAATATATGATAATTACCACTTTTGGGTATTGCGTAGTATTGTGGGCCGTTGTATATTTGAATTATAATTGATTAACAACTAAAAACAAACAGACATGAAAGAATTAAAAAAAACACAGAGAACGCTACTGTTAGAACTATTACAAGAAGAAATTAGGATGATAGATAAGTGGAGGTTTCTTCTCGATGAAGCACAAGAAGATATGGTTGATTATTATGAGATTAAGTTACACATATCAGAGAAAAATAAGGATATAATTATAGAAATGCTGGAAAGCAATTCTATTGACAACTAAAAACAAACAGACATGAAAGAAAATAGATTTGAAATAATAGAAGACAAAAGCACATTGTCGTTTATTTTAAGACAAACAGACGACACTTTTGTTACGGAATATCACATTTTTTGTTCCCGTGAAACAGAATGGGAAGAAATGCAATATAATAGCCAAGAGGACTGGACAAGTTATATACGAACAGAAGAAGTTAAAGTAGTGACATTTTTAAATGAGAAAAAATTTTGATTGATATTAGTTTTTTTTTGTTTGTTAGGTTCCCGTTAGAGGGGGGAAATTGAGCTGCATAAAGATGTGGCTCTTTTTTTTGTTTTCTTGGGAACTATTTTTTTCCTACATTTGTATATGTGTTACAGAGTTTTTCACAGCACTCTATAAAAAGCGATGTCCGTAGCGGTCAGGACAATGTTAAATAATGCAATAATCCGCAGTGGTGTTTAATAGTGAAGCTTAAACAGAGGGAGCAATGTCTTCGAAGGTGACAACTCTCGACTATCAAGTTAATCTTTTTTTTCATAAAGCTTGCTGTGGTAATGCACCTATCAGAGTTGACACTTGGCTGATAGATTAAACAACGAGACCCTTCCTTGATTGAAGAGTCCATATCCTGAACTTGATAGGATATAGACCTTCGCTTATCTTCCTGGATCATATTATAAAAAAAAATATGTGAAAAATACCATTCTTGGGTATTGCACAGTATTGAAATTACCCTTAGATTTGAAGTATTAAACAATTAAAAACTTAATAACATGAAAAATAAAAACAACAAGATTCAAACTTACCGTATGGAAAAGTGGTCAGAAGATAGATTAGTATCAACTTTTGAGGAAAAAACAAATATGAATTGGGAAGAGTGGAAATACAGAAAGGCAATTAAGCAATGCGGAGGTTTTAGAGGTGAATTGATGAGAGTGTATATAGATGACGTTGAGCAATTCGGAAATTGGTAAAAAAAAAAATAATATTAAACAACATTAAAAAAACTTAATAACATGAGAAAATCATTTCAAAAATTTATCAACGAAAAAACAATCATGAGCGCTCAACAGTATTACGAAAAGTACGGCGCAGATTTTGCAGATGAGGGAGAGTTCGCTTGGGTTTATGAAGATGGCTTAAATATAAGCATCAATAAAGATGGTGGATTTTATTTGGTATTAGATAGGTCTTGCTACACCAATGACAATTGCAATTTAGAAGACCTTGAAAAAATACTTTATGACTATGCGTGCAATAACGTTTGGGAAAGTCCTGAAGATTGAGCAACATTTATTGCTTAGAATGCAAGATTACTTCTATCAGCTATTAACTAATTAAAAAAACATAAAAAAATGAAAAAGAAAATTAATTTTGAAGACATTACATTGAGAAAGCAAATATCATCACGAGGTGGAGGCATTGAGATAGCTTTGGATTCATTTGGATTCTTTAACGAAAAAATGGCTGCATACCAGAACTACCTCGGAGGTGGCATTCTTGGACGCATCTGCGTGAATGATACAGTCAGGGCATACAATGATGGCGAGGACATCTCTGATCACGACAACCAAGCTCTTGATCAAATAGGAGAACAACTGATGCGGTACTTTCATGAGTTGACCAATCCTGATTCAGAATGGGAAGGAATGACTTTTGACGAGAATCAAAATCTGCCTATATCAGGATTTTAAAAAAAAACTAAAATAGATTTGCATATATAAAAAAGTATTTGTAGATTGCATTATATTATAAAATTAAAACATTAAAAACTATGGAAACAATTATTGTAAATTCTTCAGAACTTTCACTCCTTGCAGAGGCAAGAGAGATCATCAGTTGCTCAAATGGGTCAATTAAACTGGACCATGCGTTCAAGTTGGCCAAAACACGTGACACCCTATTGGGCAAACTGCGCTCAGGCATAGCCTACTTCCAATTCATTAAAAGAGACGGAAGCATTCGCAATGCAATCGGCACGTTGAATCCTCGGAATTACGAGTACGAATTCAAGACGGAATCCGCCCCAAATGAGAATCCTTTGATTATCAAGTATTGGGACATTGAAAAGAAGGGATGGAGATCGGTTAAAGTTGAAACAATTCAATCTATAGCACTATGATGGCTAAGAAGTATTTATATCTCCTCTTGGAGGCCACATTATTTATCGCAGCACTATATATGGTAGCGATGTTATTATTAAACTAAAATAAAAAAACATGACACACACAACAATTGATATCAACAGTCTTCCCGCATTGGAAATCGTTTCAATCGGAATGAGATTAAAAAATGTAAGCTATTCTGCTTACTCGGACAAATTCACATTTGCCTTAAATGACGGCAAAAAGTATGAAATAATGGCTCGGATAGTAGCTGAGGACATTCATGCGATCACCGAGGTAGAAAAAGAAGGTCTGACGGTTACAGACACCTTAAATGTCCTAAAAAGAAACCCTCAGCATCTTCGTAATTCACCAACTATGGCAGCCATGGTTATTCTAAATCAGGAGGGCCATGAGTAAGCTGAGACAGAAGCTATTAAGGGAGGAGCGGAGAGAGAAAATTATTAATCTCGCTCTGGGCAAAATTGAAGGACACCCCGACTTTAAGCTTGAGGTCACTAAGAACTCCCTGAAGCTACGTTTTCGTGGCTTCGGGAAGCTTACCTCTCTGAGCAAAATATCTGCGCTCTACGAGGACATAAAAGAGGATTTCGAGGCTTATATGACTGCTGAATTTGATGCAGAGGAGTCTTTCCCAATTATTTACCTTATCGAAAAAAAATAACAGACATGGAATCAATAAATGTAGGCGGAAAAAAGATAGTTGGCAGGTTTATCAGACACACCAACAGAATGTTATTCCAGGCGGATGATGGCCAATGGTGGTTCGGGAAAAATCTTCGGGTTGATTCAACAGGCGAACCAAAGCATATAATCTTCAAGAAAGGCGACATGAAGGTCAGGAAGGAACCCAAAATCTTTTTAGAAGATGAAGGATGGTATAATACTGTCACCAATGATGCGACTCCGACACAAATAAGTAGAAAGTACGGAACTAAAAAAAATTACGAAAAAAGATTTAAAAAGTTTTTTATTTAAAAAAAAATAATTAATTTTAAAAAAAATAAAAAAATGAAATTAATAAAATTAGATAAAACACATCTTTACAACAAGAAGACTAAGACTGCCATCAACGGCCAATTCATAAAGAATACAGACGAATTGTTATTTAAAGATGAGAATGGAGAATATTGGTTTGGCAATCCCAGTGGATATGATAGCACTAATGAGCCTATATACATATATTTTGAAAAAAGAGATATGGTAGTCAGGGACAAGAAACCTAAGATCTATTTGGAAGATGAGGCGTTTTTCTCATCGCTAACAATGAGCGATTATAATAGCAAATACAAAAGTGTTAACAGGACACTGCAGGGCATTTGGGGTTCTAAAGAAAATTATCTTAATCGCAAAAATCCAAGTATTATTTAAATTTATTTATTTTATAATTATTTTTACAAAAAATTAAAATATGGGTACAGAACTAAAAACAATCAACATACATGGAAAGCAGTATGTTGAAGTATCTGAAAGGGTCAGGTACATCAGGGAAGCTCATCCTGAATTCCGTATAGTTACGGAGTTAATTAGCATGGACGGTGATTCTTGTCTATTTAAGGCATCACTGCTCAATCAGGACGATGAAGTATTGGCTACGGGCCATGCATATGAAGAGAAGTCTTCGAGCCGAATCAACAAGACTTCTCACGTTGAAAACTGTGAAACCAGTGCCGTGGGTAGATGCCTCGCCATGTATGGTGTCGGGATTGAGAATAGCATAGCATCGGCTAATGAGGTGCTGAATGCTAAGGCCAATGGAAAATCCAATGCTCCTTCGGGCAAAGTTCCTTCGGGCAAAGTTCCTTCGGGCAAAGTTCCTTCGGGCAAAGCAGAGCCATCAGACAAGTCTGTAGAGAACTTGATTAGGCTTATCGAGGCTATGTCTGACATAAATGACTTGCGCCAGGCATGGAAGGACAATGTTGTTCAAATAAATAGTTCTCAGAAGCTAAAGAAGGCGTTTGAGGTCATGGCTAAAAAGCTCGGGCAATGACAATAAAAAGAGAATTAGAGGCAAAGAAGTTGGGTGGTATTGGAGCCAGTGAGGCATATCCATTATTTGTGAAAGACTACGAGAATTCTTCTTCGTATCGTGGCCTTATAGTCTCCAAGGTCGAGGAATTAATCCTTGGCTTTGGTAAGACTATCACGAATGAACATCTTACACATGGGATAGAGACTGAAGAGGAGGCATACAATTACATTGTCGATAATATGCACCCCGAAGCTATATTGTGTTCCCAGGATTCTGTTTTTTACAAGGAATCGATGTGGGCTACTCCCGATGTTTTTATCGGAAAGGATAGATTGATAAATATAAAATGTCCGACAAGCATTTTTTCTTTTTTTTCAAATATAAAAAAAGTTTCAAGGAGCTATGTTGTTCAGGCCCATTGGGAAATGTTTGTGACTGGAATAGATAAGCATTCGTTTTTTTATTATCTTTCTCCTGTCGTTTCGGAACTTTCTGAACCAAAGGTTCGTTCTATTAATGTGGTTACTGAGAATGAGATAATGGATGAGATAGAGCCAAGGTTTGATTTATTTATTTCTAATCGAAATATTCTTTTTGATCAGGCCATGATGGCTCCACACCTGGAGCCTGAAGAGTTTTATGCGTGTTGTCAAACTCACAATATGACGAGGTTGAAACAAAAGAGTAACATCTTTAATTGGGCAAATGAATTAGTGGTTTATAACAACACATTGTATGTCAGGCAAGCAATCGGATAATTCAGAGAGCAAGTGGATTTACAAAGGTAAAGCACTTAGATGCCCCGTAAAAGGCGCATTTGGATTTATATACTGTATTAGTCACAACGATTCTGATCTTTTTTATGTAGGCAAGAAGCAGTTTTATTCTACAAGGAGAGTAAAAGTGGCAGGCAGGAAAAACAGAAAAAAAGTTGTGAAGGAAAGCAATTGGAGAATATATCAAAGTTCGAGCCAAACAGTTCAGAAGATGATTGCAGAAGCAGGAGAAGATGCGTTCAGCTACGATGTATTGGCCATTGCTTATACACCTGGGGAATTAAGTTTCCTCGAAGAGAAGGCGCAGCACGTAAGCTGTGCATACCTCAGGGACAACTGCTTGGTTGATTCTATTGGTCAGCGAAGGTTTGTGTCTCTGAAAAAAAATAATAGATTACTTAACTCAGCAAAATCGATTATCCTCTGGGCAAATGGAATATAACCCGAAAAAAAAGACGATAACTCCGCATATGGTGTACGCCCTTATGATTGACTACGAAAGTAGCTTTGAGGTTCCACTATGTATTAATGAGACTATGTTTTGTTATCCAATTGGAGTTATTTCGTACCACAAAGAAGAAGATTTAGTGTTTTTCCACTGTCAAATATATTCTTCTGAGGTTGGTTATTACCATGGTGTTATTTCATCCGAGAAGCTATCGAAATTAAAGTATCCTAAATTTAACATTTTTTAAAAAAACAAAATTTTATTATTATGATTACAGTTAGTATTGATTTGAACAAAATTCCTGAGGACACTATTTTCGAATCTGAGAACGGTGGCAGGTACATTAATGTTGTTGTTGTCCCTTATAAGGATGGCGAGAACCAATGGGGTAAAACTCATGCGGTTAAGCTTTCTCAATCCAAAGAGGATAGAGATGCAAAGAAACCAGTGGTGTATGTAGGCTCTGGAAAAGAGTATGTTTTTGAGAATAAGGAAAATCTTCCTTTTTGAAAAAAATAATTTTTGATACATACGGCAGGCCGAGGGAAATCGAGGAACCACCTTTATTGGTGGTACTCGATCCCTACTGCTGGTCTAAGAAGACGGAAACTGAAAAGAAAACAGAGGTGAGGATGGAACTACTCATCTTAGAGCGTCAAATTAAGCAGGACGACATTTTTTTTGAAAAACTAAAACAGGAAACAAATGAGACTAAAGGGAGTATGGATTTCGATAGATATATGGCATCGAGAGGGATTGTCACCAACGGCTAAGTTCCTCATATCGTATCTTATCGGAAGAAAAAAAAATAATGGAACACTTAATTACACCAATCTGTCAAAGATATTAGGCTGCACTAAGGCCAGGGTTTCCCAAGTTATTGAGGAATTAGAGAAATCGGATTTAATAAGGATTAAGGAGGATGGCAAGACGAGGCTCTACTCACTTGTAGGCATGGATGCTATGCAAATTCCATCTATATTTGATGGTTTAATAGATGACCTGCCTGAAGACAAGAGAGAATTGCTTGAAATATGGATCGAGTATAGGGATGAAATAAAGAAGCCTATCAAGACGAGGCGTTCAGCTAAGGTTTTGGTATCAATGTTTGAAGATCATGGCTTAGAGAGCCTCAAAAAGGCTTTAAATAGGTCTACAGCTAATGGTTGGACGGGTATATTCCCTGAAGATGAGAAATCATCGGAAACCAAGGTCGTAGTAACTCCATCTAAATACAGGGAGCTATGATCAACAAGTCTTTTGTCGAATGTGCATTCATAGGTTGTCTGATTAAGAATCCGAACCTATTGCACCAAGCCAAGGTCGAAGAGAAGCATTTCTCAGCGTCAGACCGCAGGGATATATTTAAGGAGGCAAAGCGTCAGATAGACGAGCAGGGAGAGGCAGATGTGGTATTGATGGCCTCTTACGCAGAAGACAATCACAGAATATCTATTTTGCGCTTTCAGGAGGAATTCATTGGTCAGTCATCGCTTTCTTCATTTAATGATTATGAGAATCTGATTATTGCCAGGTGGATGAAGGATCAGTATACCACCACCACTATGAAATATGCTGCGGAGATAAAAGATTCCAACGATCCGAGAGTGATTATAGAGAAGTTGTCTTCGGACATATCTGAGATACTAAATGAGGGTTCTTCTGAAGAGGCTCATGTATCCAACTTTTCTATGGAGGCAATAGATGGCATATACAAGGCCATGTCTTCTGATTCTGTTTCGGGCATATCTACGGGAATCGCTAAATTGAATTCTATCACAGGAGGATGGCAGGATACAGACCTTATAATTATTGCAGGAAGGCCAGCAATGGGTAAGACTACCTTTGTTTTGAATATGGCCCTAAATGCAATAAAAGAAAATAAATCTGTAGTTGTGTATACCTTGGAGATGTCTCCTGTGCAGTTTATATATGTTTTGGCAGGCATTTTGACTGGTATTAGCACTCAGGACATAAGGACGGGAAGAATTTCTCAGGAAGAATTAAAAGAATTGGAAGAAACGATAGGGTGGCTGAACTCTTTAGAGCTATATATTGTTGATAAGCATAGGACTATTGAGGATATAGCGTCTTCAGTCAGGTTCCACAAGAGAAAATACGGAGTTGATATGGCAATTATTGATCACTTGCACCTTGTCAGGACGGCTTCCAACTTTCAGTCTGATGCATTGAGAATTGGGCATATAACGTCTACATTGAAGGAATTGGCCTCAAAGTCAGATTGCTGTATGCCTGTGGTGTTGTTATCTCAGTTGTCTCGGGCTGTAGACCTTCGTGAAGACAAAAGACCAATGCCGTCAGATTTAAGAGGATCTGGAGCCATTGAGCAGGATGCAGATATAATTATGTTTCTTTATAGGGATAGTTATTATTCAGGCAATATAGATGATGATACGGTGGAATTGCTGATTGCAAAGAACCGTATGGGAGATATAGGAAAAATTTATTTAAGATACGAAAATAGAGAATATCATGAAGCAAATAAGTTTCACAATTAGTGATGGTTCGTATGAATTGCTAAAAGAGATTTCAAAAAAAGATGGTCGTGAAATAAAAAATATAATGAAAGACCATGTCGCTGATTTAATAGTAAAATTCAAATATGGCACAGAAGATTTCGAAAAATTTTCTAACGATTACTAATTATGCTCTCAGAACCAGAGATAGGAGGCGTTGTTGGAAGACTTGCAGGGATTGTGGCTGCAAAATGAATGCCAGTGAGACTCAGTATGCTCACATGAAGGTAGAAGGTATGAAAACGTATTTTATATGCGATAAATGTGCTGACAAATACGATTCTTTAAGTTAAACAAAAAAAATGAAAGTACTTGTAATTGGAGATCTACATGAGCCGTTCTGCTTAGACGGATATCTTGAGTATTGTAAAAAGATGCGCAAGAAGTACAGGACTAATAGGACTGTATTTATAGGCGATGTAATCGACAACCATTATTCATCTTACCATGAAACCGATGCCGATGGAATGGGAGGTGGAGACGAGCTTAAATTAGCTAAGAAGAAGATTAAAAAGTGGTATCGGGCATTTCCTGATGCTGATGTGACCATTGGTAATCACGACAGAATGATCATGCGTAAGGCTCAGACATCTGCGATTCCAAAGGAGTGGATAAAGAACTACTGTGATGTCCTGGACGTTCCTGGATGGAACTTTGTTGATCGGGTTGTCTACGATGATGTTCAGTACATACATGGAGAGGCTGGTACGGCAAGAACGAAGTGCAGGGCAGATATGATGAGTACAGTTCAGGGCCATTTGCATACTCAGTGTTATACAGAATGGTATGTAGGTGCTAACTTCAGGATATTTGGAATGCAAGTTGGGTGTGGCATTGATCACAAGTCATATGCTATGGCATATGCAAAGAGAGGTAAGAAGCCAGCGATAGGCTGTGGGGTTATAATTGATGGTGAGACTGCCATTAATTTACCTATGAACTTATAGTTTCCTGTTTTTATGTTTATTTTTTGGGGCGCAGGATTAATTTTCTGCGCTTTTTTTAAAAAAAACTTGATATTATATATTATTATGTTTATATTGACTAAAAATCAAATGATCAGTTTTAAATTAAATCAAAAGCCAGACCAAAAATTACAAGACTTAATCGTAGTCTTTTGGAATAATAAAATATGGCATTCACATAATTAATCAACAAAATATTTAAGATATACTTTAAACAATCAGAGAGATAAAGTTTGGAGCGTGGGATTCGTACAATAAAAAAATGACGAACATTATAACAGACATTGACTTTAATTTAATGAAATGACAGTATTACAATTTTTAAAAGATAGATATTGCGGAAAAGACATAAAGTATTATGTAAGAACCTTAAAATATCTTAATGGCAAAACAGAGGAAAGAATTGACTTTCCTAATAGGTGCTACATTTCCGAATGGGTAGATAGGGGCGGTGCTGATAATCCTTTTGTTATGAAAGATGTCGAGACTGTTGGTAAAGTAGTATCAGTAACTCCATTTAGAAACAAATGGAAATTAGAACTCCTTGATGGAAAGGTAATAATAATGAGTCAGTATGAGTATTATGAGTGTTGTTCCTAACAACCAAACAAACGCCATAAACAAAGAATATGAATAAAGATAACAAAGTATCAGCAACCTGCAAAAACTGTGGATGCCCTGACATGGAAGAAAGGCACGACCATTTGTGGTGTGATTGGTGTGGGAATGAGGAAAATATTAATTAACAAATAAATAAGTAAATATGAAAAAAGAAGAATTAATTGAATCTTTTTATTACCTACTTATGTTCTTGACATTAGGAGTAATGATACTTAACTTTACCTCTTGTTCTAAAGCAGAGTGTATTGATTATGATTATTCAGAACGCAGCCTGAATCAGTACAAAGCAGTAGGCTATAATTTGGCCATAGAGGTGATATCTCGTGGCGAAACTACTATTAATGCCAGGATCATATGGAATGAGCTTAGAGAGGACGAGATTGACTGTGAAATCGTAACTTTAGATGCTCGGATTCTGGAGGGTTACAAGGTATGTCCTTGGTGTCCTAATTTATGTGACAACTAAAAACACACAACAATGACTAAAGAAGATTTTTTTAAATTTCAAGAAGAGTTCTATTCTATGTGTATGGCTATTACACGCAAGAAGAATCATGACTACACATCTGATTCAGGTGATCCATTTGCTAATTTCAAGGCAATAGAGACACTGGGCATATCTACTGAAGAGGGATTTCTTACTCGAATGATGGATAAGATGATGAGGCTTGGTACATATGTCAGCAAGGCAGAACTGCAAGTTTCCGATGAATCAGTATTAGACACATTAAATGATTTGGCAAACTACTGTTCATTGATGGCAGGATTTATAAAAACAAAAAACACACAAAATGAAGGATAGAAAAACAGAAGCAAAAAGAATAAAGGAGATCTCCAAGTCACTCCTTGGGTGTTCAAGGTTTCTTATATTAAAGATGCATTCAGGTGGGAATATGTCTGTGGATGTATCCCATCAAGAATCTTTGGCTTTAATATACAACGCTCTAATCCTCTCTGAGCCACTTAGAGAGATGGCAAGGCAAGCACTAAAGGATTATGAAGAAAAGGCCTCAGAAGAAGAATAAAAGGCATTCTCAGGGCTTTGACAGGGGCATCAACCCCTTTGATGGGTCGAGGAGGAGACTATCAAGCTCTGAGCATAAAGATAAGACTAAGTATTCACGCAAAATTAAACACAGAAATGAAAGAAGAGACGACTAACATAACCCAAATACCTGAATTCAGTATTTACGATGGTACACATGACTACGCAGAAGATGAAAACGCTTTGTCGCCCCTTGCAGGAGGATGGAGGACAATGATTCGTGATATAAAGAATATTGATTGGGATGAGGTGGATAAGGAATTAGTCAAGGATGATGCAGAGGAGGCTATAGTCTTGTTTGTGTGTATGTATGTGTTTTTAGTGTCTATGGCTGCGATCATTAATCTTTTTAAGCATTTAGTATGACTATAAAGAGTCTATACAATAAATTAACAGAATCTTTTCAAAACTTTAAGATGAAAATGCATACTTTGTTTCTTCTTCAATACGTTTGCTTTTTAAGTGTAATTTATTTTTGTTATTATCATATAAAGAATTATATTTGTAGAAACAAAAAACATATATAAACATGGAAAAAGACATTATTAATTCAGAAAACGGATGGCTAAAGATAGACTTGATGTCTATCGAACTGATCGACATGGTTGAGCCACAAGATGCACACACCCAATTATTGGTGATGTACTCAGACAATGAACCAACTCACCAGGACTTGGGTTATAATACAGTGCAATCCGAAACGAGTAAATTAATTAATTTAAACTAATTCTATTATGAAAACATCGATTACAGCCATTCTAATGGCACTTACAACGTGCTTATCGGCTCAGACAGAACCACAAAGGACTACTACGCCCCTTGGTACTGTAATAGCCGAGATGGTCACTCAAACAACGGTTTTGGAAGAACCGAGAATGACGTACGTTTTTGTTGATGACGAAGGCAAGGAAGTAAACGCTCAGGACATTACAGATGGAATGAGACTTACGGCAGTTGCCAAACAAATTACAGAAGACGTGCAGCAAGTTATCTTGTTCTTTTATTACAATGATAAGGGAGAAAAGAAATACCTCCCGCTAAGATAATCATTCTAATTTTATTTTTTAACCTTGTGTTGGTTGCAAGTAGGTCAGGCTAAAACCTGACCTTTTTTTTGTTTTTGTCAGAATATAACCTGACTAATGACCCCTAAAATCCATTTTAAAGCCATTTTAAGCCTCTCTGGGAGGACTTCTATATAAAGTAATGGTAATACCCCACTAATAGCATAAAGTCTCTTAGAACGCAAATAAAAAAGCCCCCAGAATTAACTGAGGGCCGTCCGTAGGTAGCGAATCAAACACGAAACACAGTGTATTTTAATACTCGAACTCCTCTATATTTGGGAGGCCCTCACAATCAGGGCAAATTGCTTCGATCTGCTTGTTAACCCACTCAATTATTGTCATTTCCTGCTCCATCGTTGAAATCATTTAGTGGTATATCATCAAAGCCCATCTGCTTTAATTTACTTCTGATCAAGGAGAATGCTCCCATTAGTCTGAAGTAATCGTCAGACATAGTTTTCACCAAAATCTTTTCTTGCTCTAATAATAGCTCAAGTTCTGAAATCCTTTTATTTAGCTTTTCTATCTCCAACACTTTCTCTGCAATTTCTTTGTTTCTCATCCTAACGGCTTCTTGGAATATAGGTAGTATTAGCTTATTGCTTGACCACATAAGGACAACTGCCGAAGCTACCCAAATAGGTAGTCCATTTAGTAGTTCTACTATAGGCAAATCGACAGTTGTTCCTGGTATCATTTGATTATTTACTATCTTTTTTTAATAACTGTCCTACCACTTTACTTTGTCAGCCCAGTATGCAGCCGACATTTTACCTTTCTTGATATTCTTGGCATGGCGAGCCTTGAAAGCTGCACGTTTCTTTTTCATTTGCTCTGACTCGCCCTTTTTAGGCTTACCAGCAGTTTTAGCTCCTTGCTGACCAAAGCGGATAGTCTTTACTTTACTACCCTCTTTAGCAACAACAACGTGCGACTTTGTAGGATGCTTTGGAGTACGCTTAGGCTTGTTATAGCCCGATACTCCAACTCTTGCCAATCTTGGATCTTTTTTACTATTTGGCATAATTATTCTTATTTGTTTATAAAATATTACTTCCTCTTTGGTCTTGCCACTATCTCAAAGCCTGATTTGAACTTGTAGTCTATTACATTACCAAGACTATCCATTACTGGTATTTCCTTGTCCCAAAACTTTATAAAATACTTTCTGTGTTTTAATTCAAAGCAAGTAGAACACACATCAAAGGCAGGTTTCCAAACCACGTTTGTATCAGCCTCAGATAGCAAGAACGCCTTTCCTCTTCTCGTGAATTTCATCTCCGCAACATCTTCGTA